GTTGAGTTTCTGAAAAACTTCTGTCTCATATGTTTCGCCCAAGAAATACTTTTCTGTATTCTTTTGGTTGATACTATTAATCATTTGTGGATTAGTATTAAGAGCGTTCCGGATAAATCCGTTTTTATTATCTCTATTTAAATGAATAGGTATTGTTTGAGTCCCAGAAGCATCTACGATTTCTATAGTAAAAGCACCCATTTCTGCATTGTTAGCAACCATCAAAACACCAACTGAGGAAGTTGTTGCTGCGGTTCCCGACGTGGCAATTGATCCCGAAAGAGATACGGCTGCATCTTTAGTATAAATTACAGCACCGAGTGTTCCTTCAGTGGTTGTACCGGCTGATGCAGAAGGCATAATAAAAAGTCCATAAGCAGCAGAGGTTCCCGCAGCAGTAGGAGTAAGTTTCTCACCGGTATTCCAACCGGCGAACGTATAGGTGCCGCCATCCTGATTGGTCGCATCTTCTCCGGCCAATCTTACAAAAGTAACTGGTGAAGTCTGAGTGGATAGCCACGCTTGAGCAGCATAAAGCCCATAAGTTGGAAGTTTTGTGTTTCCGGATCTCCAAATATCGTCTTTGTCATTCTTCCCACTTTGTGGCCGCCCAAATACGGTATAAAGATCATCTAAATTCTTTACACGAACAGGTTGCATTGAGGGACCCATGAGGGCTTGACCAACAATCAAAGCTCCGTTATCAGCTGTCTCTGCGCTAACTTGGCTTTCATCAACTTCTCGAAGAAGGATGTCGGGTGATATAAAATCAAATTTACTAGGCATTAAAAATTCTCCTTAATATTAATATTCTTTATAAATAGTCTTATCTTTTCTCAAAAGAAACTATTCGCGATAGTCTTTGTCTTTCTTTTTCCATGGAGCCTTGTCGCCAACGATAACACGTTCTCTGGAAATCTTAACTTCTACAACATTTTCTCTGATTGTTATCTGTGGCTTTTCTCTATTTGGTCCATCTCCGATTAAATAACCTAGAACCTTGATAGACACTTTAGTCTCAAACATTCTTTCATCTTCATTTAAGGCCGTGGTGTTTTTGTTCTCGGAAAAATCGGATTGAATAAATGCTTCATATTTGTGCCCGTCATACTCAAAGATAAATGAATTTAATTGACCTGTTCTTGTAATGAATGGAGTCATTAGATCATTCATTTGTTGCTGGTATTCGGTTCTCAACACGATTGTATACATGACAGTGACATATGTTGGAATCGGTGAAGTTAAATATTCATATACAATCTTCTTGTTATCTGATCTGCCTGTCTCGCGAGAATCTTTTGAACCGCGAGCAACATCGGCATTTGCAAAATTTCTTGTTTTCTCTTGCTTGATTCTCCTAACTCTTGTTATTGACCCGCCTTTGTAATCGGAATTCTCAAACATATGCGCTTGAAATGAGCCCTTGAACGCTGGGTCTTTTGCAATTGAATCGCGATTAACTGTTATAATAGGTAATTTTATCTTACCAACAGAGTCTCTTATATTTTTATTGTTTTTAACCTGGAAAAGTCGATCAGTTCCTAACCAAATTACAGGAGTTTTTTTGAAACCTTCATTGGTTGTGATATTTAAATTCAATTCTTCATTAACATAGCGATAAATACCAAGATCAATTGTCTCAATTGTTGATGGCTCTAATGTCTGTACTTTATTCGGCATTGAATACTCCTTCTCTTGCTCTGATGCACTCGGCTTGAATCTCAAAACGATGCTCAACTTGACCAAATAGTAGTTTTGGCTCCATTAGTTTAACTATCTCGTAGAAAACTTCGCCATATCTAACAAAATCACCTTCTCTGACGAAAAGATTCTGATCTTCTGTTAATCTGCGCTTGTGAAAATTAACTTTTATCTTTGTTATTTTATCAACAGCGATATTATCCATAAAAGAAGTCTCAATACCTTGAAACTCAACCAAAGCATGGACTCTTACCGGTGGAAGAAACGTTTTCTCCACTGCTTCTCCATATAAAGGATGATAATTCGTTGTTTCAATATCAATTGGGAAGTAAAGTACTTGCTGACCGATAACTCTTTCGATAATCTCATCATTAACTTGCTTGACAAGATCTCTCTCCTTCTCTCCAAAGAACATTGGGGGAGGAGGTGCTGCTGGTTTTTTCCATTTGTTATCTTCTGACATTCATTTATCCTACAAAAATCTTAAGTGGTGTCTCGGTCACAATAGCTTTAGCGCTATCAATCATTTCTTTATCTGTGGCCAAGAGCTTATTATAAGTCAATTCGTCAAGTATTGTCTTTAATTCATCGCGAAGAGCGTCTTGTTCTGCCTTAGCCTGTCCCAACAAGTCCGACGCGTTTAAAGTAATAGACTCTCCAGGAATTGGAACGTTTCCACCAAACTTTCCTCTTATCTGGCCAAGTGTTTCTTTTGAAAGAGCAAGAGCGAATCTTCTGATCCATTGATGACCGATTGAGTTGATATTTTCGTATGGAATATTCTCAAACGGAAGAGTGTTCATATTGTTGATTCCATCTTGACCATTATCGTCATCGTCATCCCAAATATCTGTATTGTCAACAGTAAAGCGAAACCAGAATTTCTCCGGAGAGACACTGCTTGGTTCTGGGTATAATCTTAGCTTATTATCGATAACTTCGTAGCTATAATGCGATGTACGGGTGTAAAGGTGGTCTTCATATTGTATCGCCTGTATCTTGTTTTGCCAAGCAGGGATCACTTGAAATGAGGAATCGTCTGCATATTGACCGTATGTATTCATATCACCGGTTACATTAAGACCACCATAATACCCATAGAATCTCCACATCTGACGAGGAGATACATAAAATACATTACGAATCTTTACTCTCTTGTTACCAACGATTGAGCCATATGTAGGATCTGCTTCTAGGATCGCTTGAAGATCATAATCTTGTTGCTTCGAGACTCTATCAAAAGAAGCAGAGTAAATTGGTTGTGTTCCGCCAATACCGGCTTCTGTTGCAAATTTATCTCCAATTCGAAAAGCAATCTCAAAATTCAGTTTGGGGTATTTAAGCTGTGCATTCGCTGGACCAGTTGTTATTTCGCCGGTATGATCGAATGAACCTGTCGTTCCTCCGAGCGCAGAACCAAGAATGTTTTTTGATTGATGGATGTTGATAAGGTAAGAATATTCCAAAACAGCATCTTCAAAGTTTGCATAGACGTTTTCTTCTGTCAGTTCAATATCTAAAACGTCTCCACCTAATCGCTTATAAGTAAAGGCAACTTGAGCAGCAGCACCAGACAAAAACTCTGTAGAACTATCATATACACCTAAAGGTGTGGCGGCAGCAACATTATCTGTGTTTCCCGTGATCGGCAAAATGATTGCGGATGTTTGAGAAGTTGGTGTTAAAGTGGGTAATGACATTCATGATCCTCCGTGTCATACCTAAATAGTTTATATAAAGAGAAAGCCTCTATTCAGAGGCTTTGGTTTGCTTTGTTGCTTTCTTTTTCTTTTCGGCAACTTGTTTCTTTTTCTTCATAGCGGCTTCGGCTTTCTTTTTCTTTTCGGCTTCTTCCAATGCTTTCTTTTCTGCTTCGGCTTTTTTCTTTGCCTCTTCAATCAAGCGTTGTTTTTCGGCTTCTTCCGCTAGGAGTTTTTCTTCTGCTTCTCTTTTAACCTTTTGCTGTTCGTCAACAATTTGTTGAAGTCCAACGCGAGAAGCCTCAAGAGGATCAAGTTCAACCCCCTTGTTGGCTTTTCTTAAAAGAAGCTTTTTTCTTTTTGATCTACGACCCATTGGTTAACCTATTATTGATCGCCAAATACAGCAGAAACGTCCACATGTTCAGCAATAATATGACCGGTCACAAACCAATTGGTGCCATTACTTACACACTCAACAACAGAACCACAATGTACTTTCTTTGCAGTATCGCCAATTGTAATTTTATCTTTCCCATCAGCAGGAAGCTTTTGAGCAGCAACAGGGAGATCTGTAGCGGCCCCAGTACTACCAATAACACTAATCTTAACAGCTCCACCCATATCTCCTGAACCAGCAGAATGAGATTGGATAACCAGTGCACTAGCTGAAATAACATCAGCACTAAAAATGAACTTAAAATAGGCGCCATCTTGTGGTGCCGGCAAAGTTACAGTCGATGCTGCTCCTATCAAATAAAGTTCACCAGTTTCAGCACTTGCAATTGTTTTATCAGCAGAAATTGTTTCTACTCTCTGACGACTTGCGACTCTTGCCGCTCTTCCAACTTTAGCCATAATTTAATCTCCTTAAAATTTATAAATTATTAGGGCTTTCGCCCATTACGTAATAAGTAGTTCCTATAAATAGAAAAACCCCCAACTCAAAGAGTTGGGGGTTCATAAAATCTTAATCTAATTTAGATTAGGACCCAGACTCTCCAAGAAGTCCACGAACGATAACAAGACCGTACATGTCAGGACGAACCATTTTCTTAGCATAGCGAGTCATTACACCCTTGCGAGGTACAAAGTCTTCTACACCGAAAATAGTTGGAGTAGTTTGGAGAGGTACATACGGAGCATATACATATCCAGACTCAAGGAAACTGTTTCCTTTACGTCCAACGAGAATCAGATTACGTGGGAAGTAAGGGTCAACGATAACGTCGAACTTACGACTCAAAGATCCAGTTTTAACAGCGCCAATTTCACCCTTGTCAGCATCAGCAGTTACGTTTGCACGGAATCCGCTAGTGAATTCTAGAATGTTAGCAACTTCAGGAGAAACTACAACATAGTTGGCTCCACCACGAAGTGTCTTACGGTGAATTTGAGCAGAAACATCATTGATAGTTTCAATGAGAGTCTCATACCATTCGCTTACTGTTCCAGTGAAATCTGGAGCAGCAGAAATTGCACCAAGTTCAGCACCAGTTTCGCGATTTACAAACAATCCAGGTGAACGAGACCAATAGTAAGTAGCAGCAGTTGCGCCGTTTACAAGATCAGCAAGGATCTCACGATCGATTTCAAGAGCAATTTGCTCAGAAAGGATTGAAGTAAGCTCAACCTCAGCATCCAAGTTGTGGTAAGCATTCAAGTCTTGTCCAAGTTCTGGAGACCATTTTGCTTTCAATTTCTTGGTTTGTGCTGTGATCGCAGTTGAATCAACCTTGATGTCGATCTCTGGAATATCTGCATTTGCTTCCAAAGGCATTTGATAAGCATCAATTGCACCAGCAGGAGCAGTGGAAACACCAGCCGTATCCTTGAGAGGATATTCAAAACCTGCAGCAAGAGCGGGGGTTGCCAAGTCTGCTGAAGCGTTTGCAACTGTTGCGGCACTACTATCAACGGTGAAAACATAGCGAATACTTTCAGCTGAAAGTTGGGAGTCTGCAGCAGCAACCTTATCAGTCAAGCGGCGAATCTGTGCTATGTTGGTAACATTAACCAAACCAGTAATTTGACCGGAAGCAGAGACATTAAGCAAGAATGGAGAAAGATTATCAAAATCTGGATCTCCATCACTACTAGCGTGAGAAGCTTTGGCGATATCGACAACGGTAACTACAGTGCTATCTGTGAGAGAAAGTAGATCTGGGTCGTACTTAATCATTTTTGCATCAGATTCACCAACAGCGCCATCAAGCAAGAATACACGAGATCTTCCTGTTGCTACGCCACCGGGAACATTAGAAGTATTACTTCCAGTTGGTGAAGCATATGCATAACCAGTTGATCCATCACGACCAGGCCCAGAGAAGCCGGCTTTTGTAGTAGCATTTACTAGATCAACACCAGTGATGATGCCAGATCCAAGCTTGTCGGTACCATAGATGGATTGAGCAGATGAGTTACCAAGACGAGTTCTTGGTTGAGAATTAACGCCATTCAAGTCTTCACCATAAGTAAAGTCAAGAAAGAAAATGAGACCCGATGGGAGACTCATTGGCTGAACGCTTACGAGATCGTTAGCGATAAGTCCGGCGAATACACGACGAACGATTGGGAAAGCAACAGCAGCGAAACCTTCAACATCGCCACCACTCATAGTGTTAGCTTCGCGAAGAAGTTCTTTTGCTTGATTTTCGAGCAAGCGAGCCATAGTTGACTTCTGGTGCTCGGATTGAAGACCTTCAAGTAGACCGGTTTTTCCCCATTTGGAAAGAAGAGCAGACCCTTCCTTCTTCATGTCACGGTTTACGATGCCTTCGGTAAGTGTTTGTATAATAGACATTTTTTAACCTCCTTAAATATTGTTATTTAATGCCAGCAAGTTTTTTCATGTGATTCGCAAATGTATGCTCCTCAGATTCGTTAACTTG